GTCGTAGAATTGCTAATTCACACTCTTCAAAAGTTAGATTTTTATCACACTTCATTACTAATATAATGTGTGAAAAAAATTAAATAGTTCCTTGATACATTGGTAAATTAATTGATTTAGCGGCATATTTTACCTTAGGATTTTGTTTAACAGGGGCTGTAGTAGTAACAATTTTATATCTTAAATTATCAGGTTTTAAAACAAAGGCAGTTCGTGCATCATTAAATTTGGTTCTATAAAATTCCATATTTGAATCATTATTAGCATAATTCATACATACCATTTGAACACCATAAGAAAAATGTAATTGTGCTGGTATATTGTTATTTAAAGAACTTAAATCGGGCATAGAAAGTGTCATATTCTTCTTATTATATTCTTTTAAACCATCTGGGTCATGAGTGTATTGTACGTCATAATTTCTTGATTCTTCCAAAAAAGGAGAACCACTAGACATATTAACTAATTCTTCAAAGGCGGTACCTCTAAAATTGTTATTGGGTGCATCACAAATAATTATAACTTTATTTCTTAAATTTAAAATTGGTTCTCTGGCTAAATTTTTACCTCCACCTTTTGAGTTAGGACGACCTTCATATCCAAATTCAGTTCCTAATAATCTTGTTTTAAATACTGATTTTACAGCTTTTGCTAGACTTCGCCATTTTGATTGCGTGATTCTTTGACTTTTAATTCTAAAATGAATAAATAATGGGTCATTTGGATTTGGACAAGGAGATTGAAAAGCATAACTATTAATTGTACTTAAAATACCATCTGGTCCTGATACCGGAACTTGGTTATATGTTCCTTTTATATTATCAGAATTAGTTGGTCCAGCTCCCACTACTACATCTCCATTTACTAAATAAAGAGCAAAGTCCAATACACGCGCGCCTTGATGAATAACTTCTTTTAAAGGTACTAAGTCTACATAACTGTCTTGGAAATCACCAGCACAACAACTATTGTAACTACTGGCGATATAATAATCTCTTAAATGCCCTGTTCCTGCTTGAGCATCATATTTATAAGCAGCATCAGCAGAATTTATGTTACCAATTTTAACAGGTTTATCATTATAAATCGATTCCATAGCGTAATTATCATTGGCTTTTTTATTTACTTGTCTTCTATAATACCAAGAGATTCCCAACAAAACTAAAATAATACTAACCCACAAATATTCAGCGGCTAGTCTGCCAAGAGCTTTTTGTGCTTGTTGTAATACTTTTTGTGGGTTATTCATAAAGTCATTAGCTGTATTTTGTATACCTTTTACCATTGCTTGTGGTGCTACCATTGATATATATATAAGATAATTTAATATTTTAATTGAATCCTAAATACAAAATATAAATACTTATTGATATCTAATAGTTAAAAATAATTATATCATAATATTTTAAGATGCCAGGAGGATTATTAAATATCGCCGCTTATGGTGCTGAAAATTTAATTTTAACAGGAAATCCGAAAAAAACATTTTTTAATGCTACATATAAAAAATACACTAATTTTGGTTTACAAAGATTTCGTATTGATTACGAAAACCAACGTACACTAAATTTTAATAGTGAAACAGAAATGATTTTTAAAATTCCCAGATACGCTGAATTACTTTGGGATACTTATTTAGTTATGAATTTGCCCGATATTTGGAGTCCTTTGTTTTGGAATGAAGATGTTAGCGGTTGTCAAACGCCTTATGAATTCCAATGGATATCTCAGTTAGGAGCAATGATGATACATGAAATAATTGTTTATTCTGGGTCTAATATTTTATCTAGATATTCAGGCGAATATATCGAAGCATCTTAAACCTTATACGAATCCAGCACAAGCATATCAAAATGGGGGATTTTATCCTAATGCTGCCTGGAACAAAAACCCAGCAGATGGATATACCGGTTCAGATGTACAACCATCTATAAAGGGAAGGCAATTATTTATACCTTTAGAAGCTTGGTTTACTTATGGGGGTGCGAAAACAGCATTACCATTAGTATCGCTTCAGTATCAAGAAATTTTTATCAAGGTACGTTTTAGACCAATAAGAGAAATTTTTACTATTAGAGATGTACAAAATCCCAATTTATCTACAGGTAAAGGTTCTAGAAAAGCTCCAAATGCAGCAAGTGCCTTAGATCAACTTTATTGGTTTTTACAACCCCCTCAAGACCCGTCTGGAATAGTATTAAATCCGACACCTGGATTACAACAACAAAGATTTAATCGTTATATTAAAAAAAATAATTGGGATGCTGATATACATTTAATGAGTTGTTATGTATTTTTAAGTCAACCAGAAAGACGTGTATTTGCTGCCAAAAAACATACTTATTTGATAAAAGAAGCTTATCAACATGATTTTTTAAATGTCGCTGGCTCTAATCGCGTTGATATACCATCTAGAGATATGGTATCAAGTTATTTATTTCGCTTTAGAAGAAGCGATGCCAATTTGCGCAATGAATGGTTTAATTATAGCAATTGGCCTTATGATGGATTTCAACCTGTTCAACCTGTCGATATGTCTAATAATTGCACTCTAACTCCAGCAATTGAACCATTAAATCCATTTTTATTTAAGAAAACAGGGGCTTTGATAGATTCAAAAAACATACAAAATATTTTAATAGATATGGGTATATTACTTGGTTCAGAATACCGTGAAAATATATTAGAATCTGGTATTTATAATTATATTGAGAAATGGATTCGAACAGATGGCATAGCCAAGGATGGATTGTATGCTTATAATTTTGCTATTCGAACAAATCGTGATGGATATCAACCTTCGGGGGCCCAAAATATGAATAAATGGCAATATGTTACTTTTGAATTTAATACTATTCAACCACCTTTGGATCCAGAAAATAATGATGTTCAAGTATTATGTGATCCATCAGGGGGTATTATTGGTGTTAGAAAAGATACTTGGAGATTAAATAAATGGAATTTTGATCTCAGAGTATGGGAAGAAAGATATAATATGGTTGTTATTGAAAGCGGAAGTATTGGATTATTACTTGCTCGTTAACATATAGTACAATTATCACATTTACTACTACGTGGTAACATTGGATTTTTTTTAATTTTTATATTTACAGGAGTATATTCACTTGATAAAATGGTTCCTTTTACTAAAGATGAATGTAAATTCTTCAAGGTGTTTTTCCAACCTTTACTTTTATTTTCTTCTGTTTCTAATGGTACTTCCACTAAAATATGCGGTTTGGTGTCATCATATCTACCTTTTACTTTTCTAGAAGGATATGAATCAATACCCATTTCTATATCATATTTATTATTCATATAGTAATAATAAATACTTTAAAATATGTCCATAATCGAATTGTATGGTTTAGGTTTCAAATTTGGATTTCTAGGTCTATAGTCGGTTGTATAACCTGTATATTTATATGTTCCATCTCCATTTGGAGTCATTGAAGGAATAGTACTATTTATAGATGTTGTAGCACTTGGGCGGTTTTCTCCTTGTAATGGTTTTGCAATTTGTGTCATCATTCCTGTTGTAGGACACCTTACTCTTTGTTTTGGTTGACATGTAGTATCTATACCACATCCATTTAAAGATGTTGATGCTGCCATGTTTTGAATTTTATGAACTTTGCTCATTAAAGCCAATTCATCTCGCATAGTTGTTTTGACAGAAGCAGGTGAATCATTCATGCAGTTTTGAGTGATTGCTGCTAAATGAACTCTCCATAACAAACGACCCAATACTTCCGCTTCAGAATCCAACATCATTGGACTTCTTACTCCTTTCTTGATTGATTCTTCATTTAAAAATTTTCTGCCAGCATGTTCATACTTTGTTTGTGATAAATTTAAGTTTTGAATTCTTTTTGGAAACCATTGTCCATATGTTGAATTATGTCCTTGTCCTGGTCTTTCAACACATAAGTAAGGACTAGATTCATCTTTTCTACTACAACACCCAGTCTTACAAACTCCATTTGTATCGCATTCTTCCCCAATTTCATAACATTTACCGTCTAAACAAGGCTGACTTGGTTTACCTTCCCAAGAAGCATTACATAATCCAACTGGAGGTTGTGGCGGGGATGGAAGCGGTGGTACTGAACCATCTGATAAAGGGTCTGAAGGCATACCGCTTCTCCCGGATACCATATCATCAAAAACTCTCTTTTGAGCAGCGGATGGAGGAGGAGGAGCTGGGGTTCTTACAGCGTTGATAGATGCTGAAGCTACTGATGATGGTCCTGTTGCAGATACTGGTGATGCTTCTGATACAGGTGCTGGTGAAGATGAAGGAATATCAGATGCAGCTTTTGGATTATTACCACATGGTACATTGCTTCCGTGACACACTGAATCTTCACCTTTATCCATACAATAACTACCTGGACATTCTCCAGCATTCTCTAAACCTTCTCTCCATTTTCTGTTTAGAAATCTGTAAATTGCTATTGTAAAATTAACTGCT